AGCGGCTCAGCTCGCAGGACTTCGCTAGTTTTTTCAACTATTTGAAAGGTAATCGAAAGCGCGTTAGAAAGTAAGAATTAACTACTTAGCGGACCCCCATTTTTCCCTCGGAAAACTACTTGCATTTTTTCAAAAAATATTTTCAACTTTTCAAAGCGTACACCTTAAGAGAATCTAAAGAGAAAAGAGGTGTACGTTGCCGCTAATGTCCATGAGAAAATACGCCGACCACCAAGGCGTTAACATAAATGCAATTTCAAAAAGAATTGCCTCCGGGGGAATCCCTAAGAATGCTTTTGTCCCTCAAGATGGGAAGACGCATCCCTTAATTGATTCGGACATTGCCGACGCCGCTTGGCTTAAACACCGCGACCCCGCGCAAGCTCTCGCCACAAAAGCACGTAAAGAAAAAAATAAAAAGAAATCCGCAGGGCGTCCCCCGGTAACAAAAAAAATTGAAGACATGAGCGCCCAAGGAGGCTCGAAGACTCAAGAGGTTGACGTTTTAGACTTCGATAGCGACACGAATCGCTATACTAAGGCGAAGACTTCGACCGAAGAACTCCGCTCTCGCAAGCTTGAACTCGAAGTAATGGAGAAAGAAGGCGCTCTTCTCAACGCCGAAGAAGTCCGAACGACCATTTCTAAACTCGTAATTGAAACGAAAGAAGCAATTCTCAACGTCCCGTCTAAGATTGGCCCGGAGCTTTTGGGTTGTACGGACCTAATAGACTTAGAGGTTCGACTCACTAAAGCCCTTAATGAAGCCCTTTCCAACTTGTCTCGACTTGATGGAGTGACCAATGGATAAGATTTCGATTTGGTTTAGGAACGCTCTTAAGCCCGACCCGATCTTAACCGTCTCCGAATGGGCGGACGAGCATAGACGACTCTCGAAGAAGTCTTCAAGTGAGGCAGGACGTTGGAGGACTTCGAGAACGCCTTACCTAAAAGAAATAATGGATTCTCTAAGCGTAACTTGCCCAACGAAGAAGGTTGTCTTAAAGAAAGGGGCACAAGTAGGTGGTACGGAATGCGGGAATAATTGGCTAGGGTATATTATCGACCACGCCCCCGGCCCGGTTATGTTCGTTTTACCCCGGATTGAGGATGCAAAACGAAACTCCAAGCTCCGAGTGGACCCTCTTATCGAGGAAACTCCCCGTCTTCAAAGCAAAGTCGGCTCCTCTAAATCGAGAGATTCAAATAATACAATCCTCCAAAAGGGCTTTGAGGGAGGAGAATTGGTAATGACGGGAGCAAATTCCGCCGCCGGTCTTCGCTCCATGCCCGCCCGCTTTCTTTTTTTAGATGAGTTGGACGCGTACCCGCTCGACGTCGAGGGGGAAGGCGACCCGGTTTCTCTTGCTCTTGCACGTTCGCGAACCTTCGCAAGACGAAAAGCTTTTCTTTGCTCGACCCCAACGATTGAAGGGTACTCAAAAATTTCTCAAGAGTTCGACCTCTCCGACAAAAGATTTTTTAACGTACCTTGTCCCCATTGTGGGAAGAAGCAAATTTTAAAATTTGAAAATCTAAAATGGGAAAAAGAAAATCCGAATAATATTTTATATTATTGCGAAGATTGCGGAGAAGGCATCGAAGAACGCTATAAAACGCGAATGCTCGACGCCGGGGAATGGGTTGCGACCGGAGAAAGTGAGACAAGGGGCTATCATATAAGTGCGCTTTACTCCCCGCTAGGTTGGTTCTCATGGTCCGACATTGCAAAAGATTACTTAGACGCCCAAAGAGAAATGGAAGTCGATAAGAAACATGATAAAATGAGAGTCTTTGTTAACACGATTTTAGGTGAGACATATAAAGAACCGGGAGAATCCCCGGAGTGGCAACGTCTTTATCTAAGAAGAGAGCTTTATAAAATTGGAACCGTTCATGAAAACGTCGCCTTTCTTACTTGCGGGATTGACGTCCAAAAAGACCGCCTCGAATTGGAAGTAATAGGATGGGGAAGAGGGCTTGAAAATTGGTCCGTCGATTTCCAAGTTATAAGCGGCGACACTTCTCAAGAAGAAGTATGGAAAGAGTTAGGGAATTATATTCAAAAAACTTTTCCATGCGCCGACGGGCGCGACCTTCCAATTTACATGACGGCAATCGACGCCGGTTATAATACTCAGCAAGTTTATAATTTTTGTCGGGGCTTTTCGGCAAGAAGAGTCGCGCCGGTAAAAGGGTATGATGAACTCTCGACAATCATTGCCCAACCTCGCGCCGTTGACGTTAAACAATCCAACGGAAGAACTTATCGACGGGGCGTAAAGTATTGGCCTATCGGAGTTTCAATAATCAAATCAGAAATTTATGGTGTATTAAAAATCGACCCGCCGATTGCAGGCGACCCCGTTCCAAAAGGTTTATGCCATTTTCCAGAATACTCCGAAGAATATTTTAAACAATTATGCGCGGAGAAAGTGTCGATTAAAAAGAATCGAAAAGGCTTTACCGTCATGGAATGGATTAAAGATCGAGAGCGAAATGAAGCACTTGACGTCCGAGTTTACAATCGAGCCGCTGCGGCAATCATCGGAGTTGACCGCTTTACCGCTAAAGATTGGGACAAGTTTAGTCCGCCCCCTATTGTCAAAAGCGTTGAAACATTCGACAATGAAAAGACCGAAACAAAAAGTCAACCGCCTATTTCTGAAATTAAGAAAAAGCCGAGACGACTTAGCGAATATTGGTAAGGGGTTTAAATGTCTAGTGACGTACAATATCAAACGGCATTTTCCGCCGAGAACCTCATTGAATTAGAGAAAGCAATCGCGTCCGGAGTTCAAAAAGTAAAATATTCAGATAAAGAAATTTGGTATCAATCTCTTTCAGACATGCTTAAGGTTCGCGAGCTTATGAAGGACTCTTTAGGTCTTAATAAGAAATGCGGAGAGAAAGGGCTTTTTGGGGGGCGGCGGATTTCTGCCATTCATTCTAAGGGGCTTGACTCATGCGAATAATTGATTTCTTCTTCGGGAAAAATAAAAATAAAAATAAAAATTCACGCGGTTATGAAGGCGCTTCTAAGTCGAAGCGCCTTTCGCGTTGGAAGACTTCGGGCGCTTCCGCCAATTCTGAAACTTTTAATTCTCTTCCTACACTCCGCGCACGTTCTCGCGACCTTCGTCGGAATAACCCTTACGCCGCTCGGGGCATTCAGGTTGTAACTTCCAACGTAGTTGGTCCGGGCATTCATACGCAATTTAGAAAACCGGGAGCGGACATTGAAGTAAGCTCTCCTCTTGAAGAGCGTTGGCATAATTGGGCGAACACGCCCGCCATTGATTACGACGGTCGTCATAATATTTTTGGACTTCAAAGATTAATCAGTGATTGCGTAGTTGAGTCCGGGGAAGTCTTAGTAAGGCGTCGAGTTCTTAGCGGACTTGCTTTCCCTATTCAATATCAAGTCCTCGAACCTGATTTTCTCGACAATACGACGAGCCTAAAATTAGACAATGGAAATAAAATAATTCAGGGAATCGAATTTGATAATCAAGGCAAGCGCGTTGCTTATCATTTATTTGAGACTCATCCCGGCGGAAATGGTCTTGAGTATAAAGCAGCTTCGACTAAAACGAATCGAGTTCCCGCTTCGGAAGTTCGCCACATTTACAGAATGGACCGCCCGGGACAAGCTCGCGGAGTTCCTTGGCTCGCTCCATGTATTGTAAGAATCAAAGACCTCGACGATTTCGAGGACGCTCAACTCACACGCCAAAAAATTGCGGCGTGTTTTGTGGCATTCATTCGCGACATTGACCCAAATGCGGCGGACTTAAATCAAAACGAAGAACCTTGCGACACTCCGGAAAAAGTTGAACCGGGATTAATTGAGAACCTTCCGAGCAATAAACAAGTCGAATTTGGTAATCCTCCCTCGGTTCAAAATTATCAAGAGTTTGTTACCGTTCATTTACACGCAATCGCAGCGGGTTTAGGAATTACTTACTCAGCTTTAACGGGCGACCTCTCGCAAGTTAATTTCTCAAGTGGAAGAATGGGACATTTAGAATTTCAAAGAAACCTCGA